ATTACAATATCTTTTTTAATTCTATTGTATAAAATACCATCATATATTCCACTACCAGTAAATCTTATTGCTCCACCTACTCCTGTAGCAAATAGCACTTCACTTGCTGCTTCTGATAATGAATATTCTTGATCTGTTCTATTTTTAAACTCTTTCTTTTGCCAAGATCTCCAAGTTTGCCCTACTCCTGCAATGATTGCCTCTATTCCACCTGCTTTAGCTGCTGCACCTAGCAAAGTCTTACCTCTTATCCATCCACCTATTGCTGGATGAAACGATACTGCAATCTCTGCTAACATTGTGGGGTCTTGTGAATATGCTGCTATTGAACCAAGTGTGTGAGATGAGAAAAAGCTTGTATCCATCCCTTTACCACTCTTTTGAAGTCTTGCTGTCTCTTTTTTTACATATTCTGTTTCGATTTGATTCTCATCATATCCATTTTGCTTTAATAGTAATCTTCCTTTAATCGCATCTGCATCATAAAGCCATTCCCATCCAGTGAAGCCTTTTACCTCTCCATTGTCATCTAGGCTTACTAAATCATTCTCTACTGCATAATCGTATCTTAGCTTGTTGTTAAATAAAGAATTTGACCAAAGATTAGTGTAGCCATCATAAGACTTTTTGTTGTCATTATAATCTGGATACGATTTAATCTTTTCAAGTCTTGAGGATTCCTGTGTATTAAAGCCCTCATCAATAGATGATGTATCAAAGCCCTGATCAAATCTTTCCATCCATGTAGAAGTATCTACTACCTCTTGCTCTTCTTTTCTTTCTGTGGCTTGTATGTGTTCTATACTAGTGCTTAATTTCATTAGTTTATATCCAATATATAAGGTTTAGTTTCTCCTATCTTAGTGATAGGCATATTTGTAGCTGGATCAAAAATAAGATATTTACCTCTGTCAATCATTTTGAGTTGATAATCATTACCTCCCCATGAGTCTGGCAGGTCGTTGATTATTTCAGTCAATCCCTCATCTCCTTGAACTACAAACTTATCTAGTTTTTCTTCAAATTTATCTTCTGTCATTTTGTATGGCATCAATACATTTACATCATTTAATTGGATTACACCCCCAATAGTTGCTGTTAAAATATCATCTGTATCTTGACCACTCCAAGTAAGCAATCCATCTTTTTCAACTTCTCCACCAACATGAATTAACCCTTTTACATAGTTCTTTAATCCTGACACTACCTTGTTAAATTCTTGTGGATCTGCAAGTCCATAGACTCCAGATAGCTTAGATTGAACGCCATCTGTGATATGTTTTGGCAGGTTTATGTCTAGTGCTTGACCAAGTAATACTAATCCAGATGCTGTAGGATTAGATATAGATAAATCTCCTGCAAATGCAAATCCTTTAGATTCTTTGCCTACTTCATCATAAAATCTGTACGCTTCATCTCCAAGTTTGCTATTAACCATTCCAATTACTTCTATTTTTTGTGGAAGATCCATACCTGCTAGTGACTTCACAAAGTCTGCTTTTTCTGATACCGACAAGAAGTCTGCGTGAGTTCTTGTTTTTGTTTCGGTCTCTAGCGTATCTTCCAACCTGATAGATAAATTATCATCAAACTCTGGTGACCCTACAGATAAAAAATATCTTTCTGCCACTCCTGTTGCTTCATTTCTATCTACACTATTTGATGTATTTAGCTTGTATTGTTTTTCAAGATACTCAACTTCTTCTTTTTTTGCTATTGTAGTTGCTTTTGTTTTCTTTTCATTAATGATTTTTTGCTGTTCAATATGTGATTTTTTACCAAATTCTAAGCCAACTTGATAGTTTCTATGTGCTATTCTAAAGTTTCTTGCGTGTTCTGGATCAAAGTCTTCTACTATCATATTTACTGCATCAAAGTTATCTGGCAAGTGTCCACTCTCCAGTATAGTGATAGCATCTTTAAATAGACTATTATTAACTGCTTTTCTTACTTTTTTTGCTTTGCCTGTGTCAATTTCTCTTGCATTTAGTTCTGACTTGATTTTGTTCCTAATCTCTAGCTTTTCATCAGATGTAAAGTCTCCATCAACTTTATATTTATTAAATTTAGTCACGGCTGCTTTTGTATCTAAGGCTCTAAATTCATTTAGAATTACTTCTCTTTTCCCCTTTAAGAATATATTCCTTGTTTTTTCGGCAACTTCTTCTGGTGTGATTGTTTGTGCCTCTAACATCTTTGTAAAGATTGCTTTTATTCCACCTAATTGCTCTAATCCATCTTTCCCACTACCTACTGCAAGTATATAATCATCTTCAAGCGTTCCTATTTCTGTTTTATGTGAGATCTCTTGTGCTTTTTGTTGATTAATATATTCATTTCGTGCAAGCGTTGAGTACATATTGTCAATTTTATTCTTCCCATGCAGGTCTAGTACAGTTCTTATCGCATCATCTGGGGATTGGTCTAACTCTTGTTTGTGTAATACTTTTGCTTTCTTAAAAAAGTCATCTGGGTCTTTTGCTGTTGCGTACAATTCATTAATAGATTTTTCAATATCATATTTTGCTTGTTTCGTATAGATTGAACTTGCTGCTGTATCGTATGCTTTACTATAAGTCGTATCAGCACCTTTAAAAGATCCCTCTTTTCTTTTGCCCTTTAATGCATCCATCTTTGCTTGCACTACTGTTTTTTCTTCATGTAGTGCCATTAGTCCACTCTGCCAGTTATTAAGCTTAGATTGTAACCCTTGAGTCATTGCTAGTGCTTCTCTGCCTCCAGCAGCTTCTCTGTTTTTAAACACCTCAGTTAGTGGTTGAGGTGCTACTGTTTGTAGAGTTTCTTTTGATTCGTATTTTATCCCTGTAGATTTCAAGTTCTTATCCTATTTGCTTGTATTTAATGAAGCTATCAACTAACCCTAGTCCTGCTTGAATATTCGCACTTGATTGTGCAATTCTTCCTGCTGTTCTTGCTCCTGATTCTGCTAACATACCACTTGTAAGGTATTCGCTTGCTTTACCTCTTGCTTGAGCCTCTGAACCCTCTCCAGTAAGTCTAATAATCATAGTATCAAAGTTAAATTCTTCCATACTTCCTTTAGTAATGGCAACTTTTGCAACTGTTCCAGATACTCCAGCCATTAGGTTTTGCATTGCTAAGTTTTTGTTTAGCTCTTTTCTTCTTATTGATATTTTCGCTTTGGTGTTAGATCTAATTTGATCTGCATAAATTTCACTCATTGCAGCATTGTGTTCATAAGATAGTTTTTGCATAGCTCCATCATGTCTGTATGATTCTGCTTGCATCTTCCCTTGCTCATGAGATATATATGCATTGCCTACTGCTGATATTGCCATTGCTGCACCCATTGACATACCACTGCCACTTGATTGTGGAGGTGAATTAAATATGCTTGGCATTGATGTTACTTGTCCCATTTATATACTCCTAATATGTTACTTCTGAACTGATACCTAATAAAGTAAAAGGATCTGGACTTTCTTGTGTTATTGATATTGTCTTTTGGTCATTATATCCACTTAATGATATTTTTTTAATACCTGTAAACTCTGGCGGAGTCTGATTTAGTGGATCTCCAAATTGCCTAAAAGGTACTGTAACCCCATTGACTTCTATACCTCTTGTTTTAAATAGATTTAATCTCGCTATTGCAACGCTTCTTACTATATCTGATATTTGCCCTTTATCTTGTGTTCCTGCTGATAAGGGCATTGTTTCCACCTCTACATTGTAGATATAACCTGCGTATGCTGAATCAAATGATCTATCTGCATAAATATAATAGCTTCCTGCTTCTGATACTACTGTTGTGTTCTGCTGTAATGCTCCATCTGCAATAATTCTAAAATTATCTTGATTGTTATAAGCATATTCATTTACTTCCACTTTTGTATCACTTGTAGCTGTAAATGTTTGATCTAAATAGTGGTCTACCTGTAGTTTCCCAATAAATGATGTATCATCATCTCTAGCAATTAGAAAGTATGTTTCCTCTCCAACTACTGCTACCTTTTTAAAATCAAACTTGCCATTAAGGTCGTATCTAGTCCAGCCTGCAATATCTTCTGTTCTCATTGTATTATATACTGCTGCTGTACCACTATTATTGATTAGGAACATAATATTAGATGCATCACCTGTTTTACCTCGCATAATATCAAGATCTTTTACATCCTCAATAATATGTTCTGCTAATAATGAAGCACTTGGAGATAAATATGTGTCTTCTTCATAGTTATATGTGAAGTATCTAAGCGATTTACCAAATTTATCAACAAAGTAAACTGTACCATCTAAAGAAATAACAGGTAATCTTTTCCCACCATAAGTAGTTTGTCTTTTATACCCACTTGTTTCTGGAGTAATAATGCTTGCAATATTAATAAACTCTCCACCTTTTGTAATAACTACAAAGTTGTTTGCTGATGTAATATTTACAATTTCATTCCATTGGTCGGTGTTTAATGTATCAAAGATAGCATCATCTACTTCACCAGTACCTGTATCAAAGTTGAAATAATTATTAGATACTGAACCCCATAAAGTATTTATTTGTGAAGGTGTACCACCAAACCATAATCTACCTTGATGAAATGCAAGAGTTCTCGGATAACCTCTAGTGGCACTCCATACATCTTCTTTGCCCTCTCCTAAGTCTTCATATAGAGTGCCCTCTGACATAACAGTCCAGTTAGACTCATCTGTGTAGTCTTCAATAGCTAAGTCAATCGCATACTGTCTAGTCCATACTGCTTTGTAAAATCTCTCATTTAGTCCATCAGTATCGTTACCATCATCATTATAAATAACTGTACCTTTTTCAATAGTTCTCCCAGTGGTAGTTGCTCCATTATTTATAAAGTCTGGTGTTATTCCTGTAAAAAAATCTTCTGACAAGTCAATGACATTCCTATTTTGTAGAGATCTATAAAATCTATTATTTAGTCCTCTATCATCATCTCCATCATTGTTATATACAATATCGCCTATTTTTAGATTGACTTCGTTTGTAGTTCCTCTATTTTCATAAGTTTCTACTATTTGATTAAAGTTGAACTGTGGAATTTGATCAAATACAACATCTGATTTAGTCCATGTTGTCGGTGCTTCTCTTAATATTTTAAATGGTGTAAAATCTCCATGAGTAACAATAGTAGTATCTCCAGATTGAATTATATCCATTTCTTCTAGTTGTGCTACAGTAAAGGATGCTACTATTGTATCCACTAATATATCATCAGTATATATCTTAATATCAGTAGTTGAAAATACAATCAGTGAATATACAGATGAACTAAATTCAAATGCGAATAGCCTCATATTAGTAGTTGAATATTCTGCTATTTGTTCTAGTCCAGGTCTTCTTTTTACTCCACCGTGTGGCATCAATGTAACATTATCGCCTGTAAGCATACCATTTTGGTATTTAGCAATATCTGTTCTTGCAATTAGAGTAGGACTTAATACTCCACTAACTAAAGAGTTCTGAACTACTTTTGTTTTACTCATTATTCTCTCACTTCTACAAATGGACTTGAAATTACTGCATTGTTAGTTCTTGAACTTGAATCAATGTTTTTAGCTCTTACTAATTCTTTCATAAATAAAGTGTAATATGACTCTTGCTTAGATGATGTACCTGTTACAGGAATTGCAAACTTAAATGCTAAGTTGTATTCTAATACTTGCTGAAACCATACAGGCATAAGTGATTCATCTGCTCTATATATATAATCAAGTTCAATTTCACTATCGTTTGAGTATAGCTTGTCACCATAAATCTCATAGTTAAGTGATCCATTTACTCCAGAAGCCAATATGAAGTCTGTTGGTAGCTGATATTGATACTGCCATGTATTAAGTGGAGTTCCCACTAATCTTGATAGTTGTATCTTCTTAGATGCAAATCTCCATCTGTAAACACTTAATAGTGATCTGTAAGTACCCTCATATAAGTTAGATGCTACTTTACTTGCTGTTGTATTCTCATTGAAACTTGATATTGCATTATCTCCAAGAAGAATAAGTGCGTTTGAACAAATTTTTGTCGCTGTAGTTGTATTGATGATTTATCCTTTTGGTTAGAAATTAATAAGGTACTCCACCCGAAGATGAAGTAACCTATAAGCCCTAAGCTACATCTACATAAGCTGTATCTACTTCATCTGAATCAGATTTAGTAACTACTAACAATACTGAAGCATCTGAACAAGTTGCAAGAATAAAATCTCCAACTGTAAATTGATTAGTTGCTCCAGCAAAGTAATCTGCTGCAATTACTGTTGCTTTATCATCATCACCAGTAATATATGTAAATATTCTTGGTGCACCACTTGCTTGTCCTGATCCTAAATTAGTTCTATCTAATGCCATTATATGCTCCTATTAATCTGGTGTATTATCGTAAGATACTTTAACGATACCATTCTCATCAATTACACAAGCACCTGCTTTTAGGTAACCTGTAGATTTCCAAGAATCTTTATCTGTAGACCAATCAACTTTAGTTGAAATATCCATACCGATTGCTACTGCAACTGCTGTTTTATGGAAGAAATAAGAATCAACAATATCATCTGCTGAAACTGTAAGTCCACCCTCATCTCTATCTTCAACTACAATGAATTTGAATCCCATAAATGTATTGATTTCACCTTGAACTAAAGCTTTTACATTATTGTAATCACTTGATCCAACTTTTTCTTCTGAAAGTAAATCTGCAAGACCATCTGCTGTAACAACTGCATATCTATCTTTAGATGGAACACCTTGTTTAGTTAATGCACTTGCTGCTTGAATGATTTTAGCTACTGATAATCCAGTATTTCCATTTGCAATGCTTGTACCTGGAGATGCTGCATCTAATACATCAATAATTAACTGATCTTCTCTTCTACCTAGTGCAGAAGTAATAGTTTGAGCTAATTCTCTAACTTCATCAAAGTTTACTGTTGCTTTATCAAAAATATCTGTGTACTCTGGAGCATTCCAGTCTGTTAATACACAAGTTACTAAAGAGTGAGCTACATTCATTGGAACTGCATCTGCTGATGGTGCTGTTCTTTGAGTCGCTAAACCTTTACCCATTTTTCTAAATTTAGTTGTATCACCAACCACCTGATTTTTTACTCTAACTGCTTCTCTTAACAATCTACCATTTTGATACGAGTGCTTAACTTCGCTATCAAATAATGTAACTGCTACTGAATTTAATGATGCTGACATTTGTCAATCCTTTTTGTTTTTTTATTTGTGTGCGATTTCTGGTATATTGAGTTCTTTTGAAGCATTAAAAAAGCCTCTTAGAAACTCAAAGCTAAATCTAATTAACTTTAAATCTTCGTAAAAGGCTCTTTTGGGAGGTATCTCTTTTATTCTGAATTATTGCAATGTAAAGAATTGTACCATTATTTTCTACATTCTGTCAAACCTATGAATTATACTCTTCTATCAGCTTGTACACTTTTTTAGTATATTCTGCATCTATACCCATCTTTCTGTTCCCATTTTTATCTACTGCGTGGATCATTTCATCTAGCTTTTCTTGATTCATTCCAGATGATGCGGGATCTGTTTGTCTCTCATTAATCAATGGCTTGTCTTTAGTCATTCCAATTAGTTTTTCAATAACTTCTACACCTTTTGCTGATGTTGCTAGTGATTGAAATGCATCTTGATCTTCTTTATCTTCAAATGCACCTTTACCCCACTTAACTAGGTCATTAATCCTTTGGTTTGCGTTATCTCCAAGTTGTTTAATTTCTGCTTCTAGGTTTCTTTTTTCAATACCCTCTCTGTAGTCTGAAAAACCACCAATAAGATCGTTTAATGCTTCATTGCTCATCTGGTTATCTTTTGCCCACGCTTGAGTATATTTAACCATCTCATCATCTGCATCAATATCTTCTCCTAGTTCATACTCTTCTGGTGAGCCTTTAAATGCTCCAAATCTGCTTTCTAGGTTTTTGTATCCCTTTTCAAGTTCATCTTCTGTTTTGTATTTGCCAGCCCACAACTTAGCCTCTGTATCTGCCTGTTCTGTAGTTTCTGCACCCTCTTCTGTAGTTACTTCTGTAGTTACTTCTGTAGTTGCTACCTCTTCTTCTGCACTTCCTACTGCATTAATTAAATCACTCATCTTATAACTCCTTTGTTTTATCTATTTGTTCTAGTATATTTAATACTATATTTGCTTGACCTTGTCTAATACCAATAGTAATTATATCACTGTTTGGAGTAGCTATAGGCTTTGTTATATGTCTTTCTACCAAATAATCAAGTAATTTCTTGCCATCACTTGTACCAAATACTCTGCTTGTTAATTTAGCTAGTTCACTTGCTTCTTGTTGAGGTACATCATTTTCAAATGTATCCCAACCTGTTGCTTGTTGTATTTTACCTATTCTATTCAACCATCTCTCCTTGTTGTTGCATTGCTGCTTGTTGTTGAGCTTGTGCCATCTGCTGCATCTCTGCTTGAGTTCTAATCAACTTTTGTGGAATACCTAACATCTCTGCTAAATATTTAGGAAATTGCTCAAACTTTATTGCACCCATTAATTGTTCTGGAGGCAACTCTGTCTGTTGCATTGTACCTAAGAAGTCCATTAATTTCGCTGTTTCTTCTCTGTCTTGCTGCAATGCCATTGGAGATGTAAATTTAAGAGTAACTTCTTTACCATCAATTTTTAGATCTGGTAGTTCTCCACTTTTCTTTAATATATAAACACATCTTTTAATAATACTCTCTAGTAGTTCTACTTGGAATCTACTTAATGCACTATTTGATGTTTGCTGTAGGTCTGCATTTCTAATGCTCATCTCTGTAGCTGTTCTTACTGGTGTCTCGTGGATATTACCAAATGGATTTGCTAACATATACTCATTAATTAAGTTCTGTCTCTCTTGAATCATCATTATTGGTTCATTTCTGCTAGGTACATCCATAAATCTCATTGATGGAGCTGAACTATCGTTGCTTGATACAGGCAAAAAGCTGTTTGGCTTGATCACATAAGTATCTACATTAACTACTCCATCATCTACTACAGTAACTGGTGGAGCTGATCTTAATGCATCTGTTCTTAATGCAAATTCCTGAGCCTTATTTAGCGTTTTTATCTCTGGAAGCAATCTCATTACTCTACCAAATCCAAATGTTTCACCACTTAATACTGACTCTCTAAATATCACATAAGGACTTGACTCTATATTCTCTTGATAAATCACTTGCTTGTCATCTTCAAAAAATACAGTATGCGTATAGTCGTTTTTTGCATTATATATAATCGCTTCGCTTATTTGTACTGGAACATCTGGAGCATCTGCAAGTAATTGCGTAAGCTTTTGCCCTAAATCACCATTAGGGTATTGAGACATAATCTGTCTCGGAGTCATTTTAAAGTCTCTAAATACAGTTTCAATAATACCATCAATAGTCTGCTCAAATGCAAGTTCTGATGGTGGTACTGCTCTAAAATGTAAGTTAGACTGAATACCATCACCCTCTTCAATGATTAATGCTCCAATAGAGATAGATACATCCATAAATGCTTCATTAACTGCTAAAGGGAAGTTACTATGTCTTATGTGATTAAATAGAATATCGTTTGCTTCATCTAATTGAAGTTGGATCTGTTCTGTCATCTCATCTGGGAACTCACTACCTGTCTTAAATAAACTCCATGTTTTCCCTGTTGGTACTAATTGGTTCTGTAATCTATTCGCATATTTTTCTACTGCTATTGCAATTGTAGAATCAAATACATCTGTTCTTGGTTTTAGTTTAGTTCCTGAATTGTCATCAAAATAGATCGCCTTTTCTGGCATTGCATATTTGTAGCACTCTTGTAGAGTATTACGAATATCAAAGTTTCTCGCTTGTGCTTGTGTTTTTCGCTTTACTAGTTTTTCTATTTGCACTTATTCTCCTTTTTGTTGTTGTTGGTTTACATTCGCATTTTAACCCAGCAAATGGTTCGCCAGGTAAAATTATTGTTTCAGTATTACACTCTTGGCATAATACTCTGCTGTAGTTGATGCTTATAAACATCTATACACCTAATAATGATGCTTTTGTATCTTCTGAGCTTGCAAGTAGTTGAGATTTACCTCTTCTTGCCCCTACCATTCTTCTTTTGCTGCTAGAGACTCCAGCAATAGATTTCTCTTTAATATCTTTTGCTGCTGCTGCTTCTTTTGCTGCTTGTGCTTTTGCTAACTTCTCTTGTTTTAGTGCTTCTTTTTTCGCTGCTGCCTCTGCTTTTCTGTTCGCTGCCGCCTGTTCTTTTCTTGCTTTTCTTGCCTCGTATGCACTATATGCTGTTGCTCCTGCTACTACTGCTGCTGAAATCATTGCTGACATTGTTGTATCCTTTGTAATGTTGTCTTGTAATTTGTTGTAATCTCTTCCCCTTGCTGTATTGATTGCGTTGCGTAAAGATATACTCCCTCTTGCTTTACTATCATTTCTGCATTGCTATACGGAGAATGGTTAGTAAATCTACCTATTGTTGTTTTGCTGTTTAATATTTTTGCTATTCCTATAAAATCCCCTTGCTCGAATGACTTGCCTGCAAATATTCCCTTGCCTTGTATTGTAGAATCTGAAATATAGAAATCATCTGATGCTATATCAAGATACCCCACTTCATCCATTTCCGCCTGGATCTCTTCTTCTGTTATTCCTATCTCGAGGATCATCTTTTGAAAATCGTTCGTAATCTGTGAGTTCATTGGAGTTTCTTCATATAGCTCTGCTTCTACTTCTTCTACTGTTGTTGCATCTGTTCTGTTTACGGTTATGTAAGTAGCATCTTCTATTGCGTAAGCCTTTCTTTGTGATCCAGCCTTAGTGATTATTGTTGCAGGTGCTTCAATTTCATATCTCTCAGATCCATCTAGTTGTACGATTCTGCCTTTAGCAAGTATTGCAAAACTGTCTTTCTTGTGAGTGCATCCAATAACTAAAGTTCCTGCTTTTACAGAAGTCTCTCTCATATACATCCCATCATTAAAACTATGAATCGTTTTTGCTTCTGCCACTTGGCATTGAGAAATATCTACCTTATCTAGTTGCATTAGTTCCATACATCAAACTCCCTCATTTGTTTTTGCTGTTGCTTTCTGTCAGTAAATTTATTCTTAAATCTATGATAAATTGCATAACCAAAACTATCCGTATAATCATCTTTTGTACCTGCTCCTGCCTCTTTAATAGGATGACCTTTATCATCATAAGCTTGTTGTTCTAGTGCTTCGATTGTCTTTCTGCATTTACTAGAAATTCTAATCTTATCATCACTAAAAAGCTTATTTGCCATATTTACCCTATCTTTAATAAAAGGGTTTTTAGATGCTCTGAATAATTTATATCCTGCTTTAGTAAGTAGATCAAAATCACTACTACTTGTCC